CGGATCGGCCAAAGAACTTTCCGAGAAAGTTTTAGATGCGGAAGTGGTTGCTGAAAAACCTAAAAACAAAGGGGGCCGTCCCAAAGGTTCTACTAAGAAAACTAAATTGGCTAAAGACGTTAGGGATAAGATCCTTCAGCGATTTAGGATCGACGAGTTTCTTGATCTTGTGGATAAAGACCCCAGGGTAAAACGATATTTCTATCTTGAACTCATCCCCAAGATGCTCCCACGTATGAGTGAGAAAGAAGTTGAAGAGAAATTTGGTGTGTCGTTCTATTTTGGGGATGAATCAAAAAGTAAGTCAACGAAACAGATTGACAGTAAAAAAGAATCAAAGAAAGAAGAAAAAGAATTGCCGATGAATCTTGTATTAACTGGAGCGCCTTTACCAGAAGGGTTGAAATGAAAAAAAGAATTGATCTTACCCAAACTGAAAGATTTATAATTTTGTTTAGGTGGAAATTATATCAAACTTGGGGAATCTGGAAAGTTGGTAAAAAATGGAACCAATAAAAATAAGTCTTAACCCCACTCAAGCTAAATTCGTAAGGTCAAAAAAACATATCACGGTTTTGATCGGGCCTCAAGGCGAAGGCAAAAGTTGGGCTGCTGTTGGCGCAATGATGTTTCACGCCCAAGCTATTGGTAAACAAATTACTGGTTGCATTATTCGTGACAAGTTTACCAACATTGAACGAAACACAATCCCTACTATGCAGAAAATGCTAAAGGGATATGGCCATTTTTCTGACGGTGGGAAGAAGTTTGAGTGCCCTGAGTTGAAGTTAAATTTATTTGGCATAGACGATCTTGCCTCTATGTCAAACTTACAGGGTTCTGAAAATGCTATTGTCTGGATCGAGGAACCGGCCCCCATCTATGAAGTAGGAAATGCCGGACTCAGGGAAGAGGTTTATGATATTGCCTGTTCAAGAGGCCCCCGCGAGATAGGCCAGTGGCAGAGGATCTTGGTTACGATGAATCCTTCGAGCGAGGACGCCTGGCCCTTCCATCGTTTTATTGAGAACCCCGATGAAGATATGCTGGTACTGAATATTCCCTATGGGGAAAATCCATATTTACCACTGGAGGAACGTGAACGTACAAAAAAGGCATTTGCCAACCGCCCCGACCTGTATCAACGATATGTAGAGGGGAAGTTCTCTTTTGTGGCCACAGGAATGTCCGTTGTTTCAGAGTATCGAGAAGAGTTCCATCGCAGTAAGAATATTTTAATCCCAAATCCCACATTAAAAACATATAGGTTTTGGGATGGAGGCTTGAACCCCACGTGTATCTTTGGTCAATTAACGAACAAAGGGCGTTTTATTGTATTCGATACTCTAAGGGGGGAGAATATCGGAATGACCCAATTTATTAAACAATATGTAATACCATTGGTAAATGAAAAGTATAATAAGATTCCAGAATGGAAAGATATTGGAGACCCCAATATTGCAAATCCTGAACAATCTGACTCAGATAAATGTGCATCACAAATAATTAATTCGGAATTACGAACTTCTTTTGAATCCGGCACAACTCCATTTTGGCCAAGAAGAGAGGCGCTGAAAGAAGCACTTAGTCGGAATGTAGATGGACTTCCATTGATTCAATTAAGCAGGAACGAAGGGATATTACATCGTGCGCTTCGGGGAGGATGGCACTTTAATGTGAATGCATCTGGAAAAGTTACCAGTAAAATTCCAGAAAAGGACATCCACTCACATCCTGGGGATGCCTTTAGCTATGGGGTAGAAAAACTTTTTACATACACCGAATCCGATAAAAGTTATATAATTCGTAAACCTAATAAGATTGCAAAATCTTACACTACAAGATCTCCCGGAATTACCAAACACGTTAATAAAAGGAAAAGGGATCATGGCATTTGATAAAAAATCCTACATGAAAAAATATAATAAAGATAATAGGAAACGTAAAAACCGATGGACGAAAAAGAACCCTGAATATGCAAAATTATGGAGAACGGGACATCCCCAGAAAGTTAAGGAGCAAAATAAAAACTTTCGTTCATCTTATCAAGTCGCCTGGCGAATCTGGTTTTTGGAAAATGGATACATTCCCCCTTCCCCACAATTTCATTATCATCACATAGATCCCAGAATCAAGGAGTTTGAGATAGGAAAATTTGTGCCAACTTATCCATGTTCTATAAAATGGCAACACGTAGTAATGGAAGAATTAGAAAAATGCATTTTACTGTCATCTAAAGAACATAAACAATTACATATGGGATTAAGTAGGGATAAAATATGAGAATTATTTGGAGATGGCGAGCAAATGTAATTGATTACATAGGATTGCTGGGTGTAGTCGGAATAGGTTTAAATGGTTGGAAGAAAAATGATTGGATCTTGGCCGGAAGAGACGGGTGGGTTGCCTATCTCGAAGAAAGTCCCAATGGTAAATAGATTGCAACGAGAATCCAACGCCGCAATGCGCAAGTGGAAAAGAGAAACCAAGGAGGGCAACCGGTTCAAAAGTTGGGAATATTACCATAGAAAAAAGTACCTTAAAGTACAAGAACTTATTGATCGCAATATCCTCATAGAAAACCTGCCAGAATAATTTTTAGCAAATCTTCTACCAATTACTATAGGTATAAGGGCAATAAGACTATCTATCGCCAAGAAACCAAAGAGAGTGGCAAACGTGATAGTTTGCCCTTTTTTATCTATGGAGAATATTACTACCGTAACGTTTTATTCATATGTATTTCCATATTGGGGTACTGCCTGTTTCCATGATGTCACGCGATTAGAATTTTGTACAGGATCATGGAAAAGGAGATGTTGTCATTGTGGGGCACTTATAGATGCCTAATTGGACTCCAGTTTACAGAAACAAACAACGGACAAAAGACCAAGAAAGATGGGCATGTAAGGGGTGTTCGACCATTGCTGATGGGTCACATGAACATGGCCCTCCGAGACACGTATGTAATTGTGATGTCCATATTCGTAATATTGGAAGTAAGAAATTTAGAGAAAAATATGATTTAATTCAATGGGATAAATAAGTGTGCACCCCATGGATACCGTTGGGTGGTGAAGTACCGGTCATAATCGCCAGCCTAACTGGACGCAGGACGGTGATTCATGGGTTTTACAGTCCCCAGGAGGCCGCAAAGCGAGTCTCCTGGATTTAAATTAAGGTAACGAATGCCAAGAACCAAAAACGAAGGTGAAGAACGGTTAGAAGCCGCCAATGCGTATTCCAAAGAAAGACCAGAACACTTTGTAGAATATTGTCTTGAATCTGTTAAGGAATCGGAGAATGCCACCCAAGATATCAGGGATCTATGGAGTGATCTCTGGGACAGTTATTGTAATAAAATGGATTTCGGTGACAAAGAAGAGTGGCAGAGCAAAATTATCACCAACAAACCATTTACCACTGTCCAACAGGCAAAAGCCATTATACGGAAGGCACTTGAGAGCCCCGACTATTTTAACATAGAAGGGGTTAACTTGCTTGGGAAGCAAGTTACTCCTTTTGTCAAGGCAATTTTAGATTATCATCTCAATGAACAGCATGGGCATTTTCCGCTCCAGGCCGCAGATGCTACTGAAATGGGATTTATCACCGGACAGTCGATGGAGATTATCCCCCAGTGGGATGAGGTAAGTGGCCTAACTATTACGTGCGTTCCCCCGTGGCATATTTTTAGAGACCCAGATGCCAGACGCAGAAATCCTTGGTCTGGTATGTATTGGATTCATAGGGAATGGATTGATCAATGGGAATTGATCCAAGGATATAAGGAGAAAATCTTTAACGAGAATGTTAAGAAAATTGATTCAACCGATAATTACAGTTCGTCTAAAAATAAAGACTTGGATAAAAAGGATATTACCTGGCATCGTAACAAGTTTAGAAAAAATTGCGAAGTTTTTGAGTTCTGGGGTGTAGTATTAGATCCAAAGGGGGAACTGCTCCTTCCTAATGCCACTTTTACCATAGCTGGTCGTCAGCTAATTCGTAACCCAAGACCTAATCCATACGTGAAGATCAGGTGGCCGGGATCGAGTTTTTCCCCCTTCTCTCATTTGCTTAGATTTGAGGGACGTGGATTACTTGAGGGGGTGTTAACACTCTGGTGGTTACATAACAATATGCTTAGTTTGCATGCCGACGCGGTAAGTTGGGCCGTGAACAAAATTAAAGAAATAGACCCATCTTTAGCAAAATATGCAACTAATCTTGAATTATATCCTGGAGCAGTTTTGGAAAGAAAGGCCGGAGGACAAACTCCAATCGTTACTGAAGTTGCCGGGGAATCTGCCAACATGGACATGATGCCCGTATACGGATATTATGATCAATTGTATGAAAACGGTAGTATGGTTAATCAGTTTGTTCAGGGTGGCGCCGGTACACGACCCAACATTACCAAGGGTGAGGTTGAAATTAAAACTCAGATGTCACTTGGTATCTTCGATTCTATAGGAAGTGATGTTGAGGCTGGACTTGTGAATGCCGTTTTATCGTGCATAGAGACTGTAATTTTAAACTGGGGATCTAACGACATTTTACAAACCATGGGGGATGAGTTTCCGGTTGAGGCCAGACAACTTGCCAACATGAGTAAGTTAGATAAGGTAGGTTTTCTTAAACAGAACGCCATACTCAGGATTCAGGGAATTTCAGCCCAATTAAAACAAGCAGAGATGCTTGAGAGATTGCAGGTTTTTATGAAAAGACTTGAATCCCCAATGTGGATAAAATATGTGAAGTCTTTTAAATTGCTGCAAGAATTTGCAAAGATGATTGGCTATGATAGGGCAGAATTCCTATGTACACCAGAAGAAGCCCAACAGATAGACCAGATTGAGGGACAATTAGCAATGGCCGCTGCACAAGAATCTAAACAGGCGGAGATCGTGGGCATGGAAGAAGTAGCAGCTAAAAAAACTGGCCCAGTTAACAAAAGTCCCGTTCCAAAAGAACCGGGAAATCCAGGTAAGGGGGATTTAACATCACCGGGGTTCTAATATAAATTACTCCGCACCTTATGGCGTTGGACATGGCTTCTGATCCCGTGAGCCAATTAATCACGGGGTATTAGGAAATTGAATGAAAAATTGGTTAGGCAAACTTGATAAGAAAGTAATTCAGGGCAGCGATACCTTCACCCAAACCGATATTATGAAGGGTCACAAAAGATTAATCCGTGATCCCAAAGAGGGTGAAAGGGAAGCAAGGGATGCAGTTCTTCTTAAACAAATTCAAGAACTGAATAGACAGAATCAAGAGATGATGCCTAAACCGGAACCCGAAAAGAAAAAAGAAAAAGTCATTGTTCATAGAAAGGGTGGGGGGCCGTATTCTTATCTCCCACAAAAATAATATGTGTGCAGGCAGTAAAAGAAAACATACACCGATTACATCAGAAGCCGAACAAGGATTATTTGGATCTGAATTGGCGAGGCGAAGATCAGGTAAAAAAAGTAAAATACCAAGTGTGACTACGGCTGAGTTAGAAAGTCATCTACATGAATCGGCGGGAAAGAATCTTCCCAAACGTGTCCATGGTAGTGGGGTTTTTGTCCAAGAAGATTTTGCACGTGGTTATAGGAAGGTATAATATGGCCGGATTAGGAAGTAAATTAAAACCAGAGTGGTTAAAAAAGTTGGAGGCTGCGACGGCTCCTGAAGATAAAAAAGAACTTCGGGTAGAGATTCCCAAAGAAATTGAAAAAGGATATACAAAAGTTAAAGAAGATCCATCAATAAGTAATCCCAGATGGCGAAAATTAGTTAGATAATTGGAGGAATGAAATGATCGAACACAAAGCAGTATTTAGTTATGGCACAACATTACACGCAGAACAGTTATCTGTTTTTACAGATCTGCCATCTGGCTTAACACATACTCTTGTGGTTGTTGCCGGTATAACAACGAACGGGGTTACTTATACGTTAAGGCTAAGAGATGCCGCCGGAAATATATTATTTTCAAAAGCATCTATTGCCGACAGCTCAACTACGGTTCTCGGCCCAAGCAGTTCTGAAAACCATGAGTGGCCCTTTATCAATGGCGGAAGTATTGGAATTGATCCGAGTGGAGATGCCGGAGCATTACATCCGGACGTAACAGTCTATGTTTATGCGGTGAAAATGTAATGCATAATCGTGGCGGAAAATTTATTATCTTCTTTGGTGATCCATATGGAGCGGGTGGGATTCCTGCCTCTGCCTTACTTGACGAAGATGGTCAGGCATTACTTGACGAAGATGGAAATTATTTATTAGAGGAATAAAAAATGGGAAAATTTACTTCTTATCCAGCGGACGCAAGTCCAAGTAGTGACGATCTTGTACTAACAGTCAATGATCCATTAGGGGTTCCTGCAAATAAAAAAGTTACATTAAGTTCGGTATGGGTTCCTGCTGAGTCGGCATCCACGAGGGCAAGTTCGGTTGCAGTTCAAGTTGCGAATGAATCTTCATCCCGTGTAACTGCGGATAATACGTTAACGAGTGCCGTAGTGGCTGAATCTTCATCGAGAGTAGCTGCTGACAATACATTAACTTCGGCAGTTGTTGCGGAATCCTCGTCTCGTGTTGCGTCGGACAACGCCTTAGATACTAAGGCAGAGTCGGCTTCGACAAGGGCTTCGAGTGTTCAGGATAATGTTAATGTATTGACATCAGCGGTTGTGGCAGAATCGGCTTCCCGTGTAGCGGCAGATAATGTTTTAACATCGGCAGTGGTAGCCGAATCATCTTCAAGGGTGGCTGCTGACAATGCGTTAGATACAAAGGCTGAATCAGGATCAACAAGGGCCAGTGTAGCAGATTCTAAAGCCATTAGCGTGGAATTGCAGTTTTCTTATGTTCCAACAACCACACTTAGTAGTGCATCCACATTATCGACAGATCAGATACAAGGTGGATTTATTATGGTGTCTGCCGCTGTTACCATTACGCTTCCGGCGGTTGTGATCGGGGCTTTGATTACTATTTATTCAACCGCAGCAAATGCTGTTGTGGTAGATCCAGCCAATGCAGATAGAATCATACTGGATGGAGTTGATAAAACAGATGGAGTAGCAATTACGAGCGCAAGTGGAGCGGGCGATTATGTGACATTACTTGGTGATTCTGCTGACGGATGGACTGTAATCGGTCGGTCGGGAACTTGGACATAAAGGATTAAGATGCCTGGATTATTTGGAAGAACTGGACGTATTGCAAGTGGTGGAGGTTGGCTCCCCACCGACATCGGCGGTTGTAAACTCTGGCTGAGGTCTGATTTTGCTTGGCAGGATGCGGAAAAGACTGTTCCCTGCGTGGACTCAAGTTTGGTTTGGACGGGGGAAGATAAAAGTTTAACTGGCGATGCAATTCAGGCAACAGAAAGCAAAAGACCTGTCTATTTAACGAATGGTATTAATGGTCATCCGGTTTGGCATTTTGATGGATTAGATGATAGATTAGAATTGGCATCTGCCCCTGTTGACCCTCCATGTACGATAGCTATTGTTGGCCAATATTATGCCGGTTCTTATCTTGATGTTCAACAAGCCATAACGCTTACCAACGGTCTTGTCTTGGCGTTTAAAAATGACATAGGAACCAATTATTCAGTTTATCGGGGTGCATGGATACCTGGAAGTTATTCACTTCTTGAAACCCCAACGATCTTGGTTATGCGGGAAAATAACTATGATGATATTAATTTCACGATAAATGGCAATAGTGAAAACATTACGACTGGAACGAGTTATCTTTCTCTTGCTGCTAATTATATTGGAAATGATCAATATAATCAGGGAGCACACATAGATTTTTCTGAAATGCTATTGTACGACTCATATATTTCGGCTTCTAATTTAGCGAGATTAATGACTTATCTTAATACTGAAGCCCAAGGAACTGGTTATGCAACTTATTAAGGAGATCAAATGACAGTAGGCAACCATTACGAAATTTGCATAATTCCCATAGATAAAAAAGCAACAGCCAATGTTGCCGCTGACAAACAAGATTCGGGTAAGACTTCAAAGACTTTTACTGTCCAATTATGGGATGAAAAAGCAGATGTCAAGATTACTCCAGCAACCCATCTTATCTACTGCTGGTGGATGAGTGATGAAAAGTCGGCTGAACTAAAGAAAGACTTTTCAGGTACGCCGGATGTTGAGGGAATAAAGTATAAATCAAGGGTGTTTGATCTTAGGGATAAATGGACACCGGAAAGTATTTTGAAGAAGATGAAACTAAAGACATATGATGCTCCGCTAACTACGGCGGGAGTTAGGATAATAAAATAATGCCAGCAAAAATAGATCCAAAAACCGGAATGCCAGTTGAGTTAATTAGGGCCGGTAAAAAGCAGGCAAGGATTTCTGAACTTGAAGGCGAGGCTCGCAAGGGGACGGAGATAACATCTGCACTTCGCTCAAAAGCTGGTTTGCTTTTTGAAAAAGAATGTAATGCAATATTAGAATTGCAGATTAGAGAATTTGTACAAAAAGATCCAGTGTGCATGGGGATAATTAAAGTACTCCGTGCTATTGGAGGGGAAATACAAAGTGCAGAGGTTGCTGCACAAAGATTAACAAATGAACAATTAAGGTAATAACCATGTTGATGTGTGATGAAATCAGACTCAATATGATGGTTTCGTATTTGCACGAACGACTGGACTCTGTGCAACTGAAACTTTTTAGGGAAAAATTAGACAGTTTACTTTTATTTGGTTTTGATCCAGCACTTGAATTAAAGAAAGAGTGTATGATGTGTGGGGATAGGGATAAACAACATCTTCATTTTCACCACATAGATCCTACTTTAAAAAAATTCAATATACCTGGATTAAAAAGAAGTATTGGTTGGGATATGAGTAAAGTGGTAGATGAATTGAGAAAATGCGTTGTTTTGTGTGCTAATTGCCACTTAGATGCACATAAAAAAGTAAAATATTTATATACTAAGTGGGTAGATGAAGTTAGTAGTTAATAAACAATAACAGGCGCAGAAATGCACACCCTGTTTTGAATCGTACCACCAAGTGCCCAGAAATGGATACCACAAAGGAGGTTTTATGGCAAAGGTACTTACGACCGCAGATTTTTGAAATCAAAGGGAAGTCCGACGATACGCCAGAATTAGTTACAGGTGGCCCAGAGGATGTAATAGAAACCAAAGAAGAGAAACCGGCGGTCAAGAAAGTCGAGCCAGGAAAGAAGGAACCAAAGAAAGAAGAACCTATTTCGTTTAAGCCAAAGTACGCAACACACGAAGAGGCCGAGAAAGCCGAGAAGGAAGCCGCAAAGAAAATGCACAAGGCAACCGAAGAGGCAAGTAGGCTTCGCAAGATGCTGTTAGACCAGAATCTAAAAAAGGGTTCTGATGCTCAAACGGTATCTGAAGAGGAAAAGATAGCGGATGCGGCTTTAGCTGAAATAAGTAAACTCGATCCAGAGACGGATAAGGAATACAATTCAAAGTGTGCCCGAATTTGGGCGAAGGCAAATCGTCAGATTGCCAAACTTGAGTTCTCCGAACAGTCCCAAGTAAGAGATACTAAATCGGCAGCGAACAAAGATCTTGAGGAAAAGGTTGATGACGCTTTAGAAGAAGCTGGATATTCCTCGGAGTGGGATAAGAAAGCATTTGCTGTGATGGCTAATTATATTCCCACAAATATTACTGATCAGGATGATCAGATTGAGTGGGTTATTGGACAGATCGGCGAATATAGAAAAACCATTCTTGGCGAAAACCAAGAAAAAACTGAAGAGGAAAAAGAAGGAAGAAAAAACCTCAAAATTTTAGGACAAGGTTCTACTAAAAAGGGTTCTGAAAAAGAAGAAGAAGTTGAACATAAACCGATAACACTTGGAGAGCAATTAAAGTTGTTAAAAAATAAAAGAAAACTCTCCAATAAAGATTAGGAGGATATATAAATGGCTGGACAGTTTACCTGGACGTATGATGTCGATAGTGGCGTCTATAAATCCAGAGAGATTTCAGATAATCTTCGTTTTGCTGCTATTGCGGACACAAAAGTTATGCAGTTTGTCCGCACCGAACCTGGGTTCGGTAAGAAAAAGGGCGAAACGATGACTATCGAGAGGGTCAGGAACATTGCCGTTCCTGGATCAGCAGTTTTAACAGAAGGAACCCGTATTCCCGTGGATCAGTTCTTAATGAGTTCTGTTCCCATTACGATTCAGGAATATGGCCGTGCAGTAGAGTTCACATCTCTTGCAAATGATCTATCCAAATTTGATATTGAGAGACCAGTTCAGAGAAGTCTCAAGAATCAGATGAAACTGCTTTTGGATGTGACCGCTATGGCCGCTTTTAAATTAGCTAAGGTGTGTTTTTATGCCACAAGTCTTACAGGCGGAACATTCACATTGAACGGAACCCCTGGTGGACAGGCGTTACAGAATATGACTGTGCAGCACATGGGGCTAATTCGAGATCATATGCAGGACACATTGCATGTGCCCCCGTATGAAGGAGATGACTTTATTGGCCTGATGTCTACAAAGGCCCTTCGGGGAATTAAGAATGATCCAGATTTTGCATTCTGGCGACAATACCTGAAACCAGGTGATGTTCTTTTTAATTCTGAAGTTGGAAAAGTGGAAACCATCAGATGCGTCGAAATCAACTATACCTCGACCTTATCTAAGTCGATAGGGCTTGCTGGTATTGCTGGAGAAGCTATTATTTT